AGTATAACATTCCGTCAGGAAGTTCTTCAAATTTAATATGAATATGTGCCCAAAGTGGTGGACTGTTAAATGCTTGCTGTTGGTTAGAATAATTACCAATCAATTTTACTTTGAAATCTTCAATCATAAGGCATCCTCCTCCACAGGAAATAGGTTAGCATACTCTTCATCAGTCAGTGTGAGATTGACCCACGGCATATCATCGTTCATCGTAGTTTCTCCCGCATAAGTTTCAGACACTCGTTCCATTTATAAGAGTTAGTATCGTGTTCTTTCGGCAACCAACCTTCTACGGCATCCACAATCTCATCGGTGCAGTCAATACTATACCCCAAGTCATCCCGTATAATGTCCCAGAGTTTTCTAGTCATTGGTCTTGGAGCATCTCCCAGTATTATAACCCGTCATATATGCGGAATGCAACCACTTGGTCATCAAATCCTTACGAGTATTCACATCTTCTACTTCGCAATCACCGAAAAAATATTCACTACGAAGTGAAAAACCACCATAAAGGTCGTGAAACCATTTCTGAAATGCGACTTCGGCAGTATCTTCCCATTCCCATTCTGATGTAGGATGTTCAGTCATTTCAGTTCCTCTTCATCTTGCTCAATCTGAAAGATAGCATTTAGAAACTCCAGACCATACTTACCCACGACCCAGGCATCTTTATCCTCAAAGAACCGATCACCAATAGTCCACATATCATAATACTCTTTACCTTTATTGAAGAAGGCAATCACATAACAATACTCTTTGCCTTCACATTTATGCCACCTAACGAGTTCATACTTGTTGTTGACTTCGCACCAACGGAACTCTATGTTACGAAACCTCATTCTTCTTCCTCTTCATAAGGGAACATTTCATCATACTCTTCATCAGTCAGAGTAAGATACTGAACATCAGCATTTTTGTGTTCTTCGGCATACACCAACTGATAGTGAGCAAAACTGCTTTCAGAAGTGCTGGCGTATTCTAAAAGACCATCAACAAAGCATAGGTAGTTCATTAGAGCACCTCCCAATCACATTCCCAGAAGTCGTTGATATTCACCCAGAAGAAGTATTTCTGGTTCTCTGATGCGAGAAACAGCATACCATCACCCTTATCCTGCTCCACAATACAGATAGGGTTGTTGTCCATCATATTCGCAAGGCGGTTCTTAGCCTTCTTGCTTTTGGGTCTGACTGTTACTCTTCTCATTTTGAATCTCCAGTTTCAGTTTGCGAATACCAGTAATAAAGTAAGCAAAGTCACGGGATTCAGTCACCCGTTTTTCTTCACCACATACACCACACTTACCATTCCAGACAGATGAACAACCGACTGAATAGACACCATACTTTTGCCCACAATCCATACAGGTTGTGCCTGTCTGCTCAAGGCGTTTGAGTAGTGCCTTCTTCTCTTTGAGGGTCATAGGGGCGTTTCAGATATGAATATTATAAAGCATCAGGAGGCGTCTTCAACGTCCTCTGTGCCAGTTTCGGAAGTGTCCTCGTCAGGCAACTCCTCATCTAAATCCACACCGTCCAATACTTCATCTGACCATTCTTTTACTCTTTCCAACACTTCATCCATAGAATATGTTTCTACTTTACCAAGCTCAACGTCTTCTACCATTTGTAAAAGATATTCCAGAAACTCTTTGGGATAACATTCATCTTCACCAAGAGAAGACCAGAACCAATCTCTACATTCTTCTTCTGGATCTTCTACTGTTCTGGGGAGAGCATAGTTATCATAGTTGGAAGTCATCAGGTCAGCCCAGATGCGAAATGTGATTCGCATACTCTGCCATCCAGTCATCCAACAATGACCAATCCAATACTCCCACCAGTTCAAGGTGGTTTTCTTTTTATCAGTTCCTTTAAGTGCTTTACTAAACATCAGCACTCATCCATTCCAAGATATTCAGTTTCCTTTTCATCCACTTCTTTCATATAGTCCCAGTTCCAAGTCCTAGAAAGAACATCAATATCAAATCCAAACTTATATGCCCAGAACAGAATACCTAAAAGACCATTGCTTCCCATTGTAATTTGAAGATAAGGTGAAGATGGGTAGTCATTCCAACTTACAGAAAACTGAAACAGAGACCACTGATACTTTTTGGGTCTGATGTTCAGGATCTGGACATATACTTCGTGTCCAAAGTCATAGCGATGCTTGAATTGAATTAGGTTCATTGTGTGAGTTCCTCTGCGAGTTGTAGCATGTCATTAACATCCAAAACTGTTAGTCCCATTTGGGCATTATAAGCCTTTACAGACTGTGTTGCAAGAGAAAGAATTGCTGCAACTAATTTTTCTTCAGTATCAGCACCAGAGTTTCGTGCTTCCCATATTGCATTCATAAATGCTTGTGCTCGATCCGTCATTTATAATCATCTCCGTATTCAATATTAGAGTCTGCGTTCATAAGTTCTACAGTAGTTTGATATCCCTGTGCTACTGTAACTTCGTGTTGAATCGCAATATCACGAAGTGCTTCTACATCATATTCATGAGCAGTAATCCAACTAAATCCTTTACCAAAAGTATTATCAGGATTCACGATGTACCAGTGACAGGCAGTGTCGGGAACAAACACGGAACATTTAGTCCAGTCATTGTCCCACTGAGGAACCTGAACAAAAGAGAGTGCCGCAAAGATGAAACCAAGAAAACTAAAAATCATTGTTCCTTAACAACACAAGATGTAGTGCATTTAAGGTCACCAGAAGAACCAGAGACCGTAGATGTATGGTGTGGGGTCTTTTCTGGTGTAAGATTATAAGACACCAATAGACCTACAGCAAATCCAATAACGGGCAAACAAACGTGAAGTAAAAAAGAATTACGAGTCCGCATTAGTATCCTCAAAGTCAAACCATTCATAAAGAGAGTTCATCGCACCATCCACCACACAATCAACCACAGCATCTTCGTGTGGATTCTCTACGTGTTTATGAGCACGGTTGTATCCATAACGGACACCTTCTTCCAATGCCATTTCCAATACCTTACGGAAGTTGGGTTTCATATCAATAAGGAAGAGATTTCAGACCATCCAGAACTTCCTGAAAGCGTTCAGCACGACTCTTGTGGTGCTCCACATTCTCCTCAAGCACACTCACAATATCGTCCAGGACAACATCCAGAGACGCATCGGTATCAAAGTATTGTTGGATTGCTTCGGCAAGATACCGCCGCCGACTCCATTCCATACTATAAGGTTTGTAGTCCATAATAATGGGTGTATATGGGTGTATTATAGGGTATTTACTACGGGTTGTCAAGACTAAAACGGGGGGATTTCTCCCCCCAATAACTCAATGTGAATGATCTAACAAACTTCTACATATCCTTTTACACACTTGTTTTTCATCATCACATTCAATCAGACAATTAAAATAATCATTAACTAAATCCAATTCATCATTGCATCGATCTACAGTTTCTTCAAAATGGTTCCATTCAGCCAGTTGATTGTAAGAAATTAAGTTGTGCATAATAACCTCCATGCACAAAGAACATCATAATAATGGAGTTTTCGCTCATTTGTATCACCTCTCATATTGTAACACTATCTAGACAAATTATGTTCAGATAATAACATTTCCGCAACAAAAATTTATGCCTACGAGTTTATACTTACTCTTCTTCAAGTTCTGCCAGATAATCAATCCACCACTGAGGATCTTTTTGCATCTTCCAGTTGGGAACCTCTTTACCGTGCTCAAAATACCATTTCCAGATTGCTTCGTCAATCACTTCAGCAATCTCAATCCTCTTCATTCTCACCATCAACGTCTCCATATGGGTTTTCCACATAGGGTCCGTGCTCTCGTTTGGAATCTTCTCGGACATAATTGACTTCTGATACGCTAGAGGACAACCAGACAGACACTTTCATTATAAGATATATAACCGCCAGTGGAAGAAAACAAAGTGAAAGTATTACAGCGTGTTTCATTCTTCTATCTCAAAACACTTTTCAAACTTATCCCTCAACTCATTAAGTTTCGTTTGCTCTTGAAACTCCATAATATGTGCATTGATTTCTTTTTCTGCTTCAGTGAATTCCATACGATACTTTTGTTTAATATCAATCAAGCGCACCATATCCATATAGTGCTCTGGACTTTTATTAACAAACTCTTCGTAAGTCAATCCCGAGTCCTCCAATCGGTTTCGTCTTCATCACGTTTAAACCAATCATGCAGTTCATCTGGGCTGTCAAAACCTCTTCTACCAAATCTTTCGTGCCCTAAACCACCAATATCCATTGAGTTTAGAAAATCATCCATTTCGTCCATATTAGGATTTTCTGCTTTACGTCTTGCCTGACGGAGCATTGTACCAGCAGAGCGATTTGCTTTCGCAAGTTTCTCTGCCCAAATCATATCTTCAAGACTCACTTCTTCGTGAAGGACAATCTTTTCACAGATTGCTTCTAACCGAAGACGATATTGTGTAGATAACATATCTTTCTCCAGATATAGGGTTATTTAGATTCTGCTTGAATCAGATTGAATGCCAGGGCAACTCGCCTAACATCCGATCTATTTGGAAGGGTATGGTGGAGTAATGCTGATGGAAAAAATAGAATGGAGCCCTCAGTTACATTTTCTGGATTATATTCAACCATGCTACCATCAAATAAATCTGTAAAGGGAGCTATGAATCGAACTGGTGTATGTAGTTCTGGATTATATTCCAAATAACATACAGCAGCAAATCCTGAGTAATGATTATGTACAGGATGTGACATGTATTTTTCTTGGATTTGAAACCAAGACGAAGAAATTTTACACATTTCAACCTTAAAAGTTTCCATGAAATAATATATCTCTTCGTTCAAAATTTCATGAACAGAGCGATTCAAGTTATTCATTTCATCGGAATTTTCATCCCGAATAGAACTATAAAAAGTGGTATGTAAATGAATTTGATTTTCAAAATTACTGGATTGTGTTTCCATCAAATCGAGTAATTTTTTCTTTTTACTTTCCCAATCATGTACCTTTAGATGAAGCAAAGGTACGTTAAACATACTAATTAGCATCTGGATTATTTTTATTGCTGTATTCTTGTTGCAACTCTTTTGCTAGTTTCATAGCACGACGCCACATTAGATATTTTACCACAGGATTACGTGGATTATTCAATAACCACCATTTTTGTTTCTCAAAGTTAGATTTTGCTAACTTTGTAATGTAATAAAAAGCAGCAGCGACACTATCATCGGTTGCGATGAAGTATGCCACTACTGCAAATACGATAAACCAAGCGTAATAAGTCATCGTCTTAAATTTTTTAAATATTCTAGCACTTGCTCACGCACTGCCATTAATTCATTATAGCACTTTTGTTCGTGTGCATCTTGTCTGAGTTCGTGATCTGGTTTATGGACGCTCTCAATAAACAAATCCAACCCTTTATTCCATTTAATTTCAGGAGTCTCTTCCATAATCAGTATCGTAGTTATACTATTTAACGGGTTTAAAGAAACTTGTCTAAACTGGAAACCGATGCGCCTTTTGCGGACTTTTGAATGTAGGTTTTTGCGGACTTGTAATTGTTTGCCACATGAATTTGTTGCCCATTGTGAATGATGACAAACTTTTTAGAATTTACCATCGGAACAGCAGCCCACATACCATCTTTCGTCACATAACCTTGAGGGTCTCCTGGAGTTGGGTCAAGAATACCAGGACGATCGATAAAAGATTTTTGAAAAGATTCACTCATCCGAATACCGCAGTGACTCCCATGACCTTAGCATTAGGATTACGGGCGAGGGCAACCTGACGTGCTTCTTGGTAGTCACGTGCCTCAACAATCTCATCAAAGACCTTGCCAGCGACATAGAGTTGGACTTTGCAGCGCATTGGGGGGATTCCTCCTGATGTGTAGGTAGTTTAGCAGAAAACTCAGCGTTTGACAACGCTGATGGCAGGCAAACCCTGCTGGAACACGGTATCGACCACCGCTTGCACCTTCTTAGCGGTGCTGATGCCCACAGAAGAATAGACAGGGATGCAGACCAACCCAAAGGACTTGGTGTAGTCCTGAAGGGCACCAGGGGCGATCCTGCCGCTGCTGAGACCCTCTGCATCGTCCTTGTGCAGGCGAATCACCCGTCCGATGGTCTGGGAGATGCCGATGTAATCCATAGAGCGCATAAACAGCACTGCCTCCAGACCAGACACGTTGATACCCTCGCTCAGGATGCTGTGATGAAGAACCACAAACTTCTTAGAGTCATCCTTGCCCCAGGCACTCAGAGTGTCGAAAAACACCTCACGATTGACCTTCTGACCATCAATCACAGCACCAGTCTTGGAAGTGATATACATCCAAGAGAACCCACGGTCTTCCAGTTGCTTACAGAAGTCAGTCTGAGAAACCAGAGAAACAATCTGCTTGGTTGCCTTAGAGCAGATGAGAACCTTGCCCACTTCCTGAGCATCGATGGTCTGAATCAGATTCTCACAATCTACATCAGCAACAATCTGACCCTTGCTAAGAAGTTCAAACTGCTGAACAACAACCTTAGGGGGAACAATGAAACCACCCTCAACCAGTTCTGGGGCAGGCACATTGCAGATGACATTGCCATAAACGGCAGCGTCATTCATGCCAGGTTTTGCAATAGTGGCAGAATGCTTAGGAGTAGCAGTGAAGAAATAGCAGCGGTCAGCAGCAGAAGCGAAATGCTCGGTGGCAGGGAAGAAATGACGTTGGACAGAGTTGTGCGCTTCATCAAAGTAAATGGTATCAACGTGAATATCTGCCTGTTGCAGACGCTGCAGGGAGTTGTAGGTGGTGAAAATCAGTTGATGCTTATATGCACGACGAGACCAGTTATAAATCTCAGAAGGTTTGGTCGTGCTCTGGTGATGCGTCTCACCACTATGAACGTGAAGAACAGCAGCAGTCGTGATAAACTCAAGGAACTCGCTGGACAATTGCTCTGCCAGGATGATTCTCGGGCAGCACACTACAATGGTCTTCGGAGCATCAGACTGAAACTCACGCAGAGCATCAAAGATGGCAATATTGGTCTTGCCGCCGCCAGTCGGAATGATCACCTGACCCTTACGATACTGCAGCAAGGCATCCAGAGCACGGTGCTGGTGAGGTCGGAGTTGAATCACAGGTCTCATCGCGTATAGGACTATTATAGCAGAAAACCGCCCCTGGTGCGACCCATGGGACAGTTCTCAAAGTGTCCTAGTATTTCATCTTCAACCTAGACAAAGGTAGTCTAGTGGTATTAAAGATGATTGTCAAGTCTTATGCCCAAGATCCAGAAACATTTGCTGCTGATGCAGATCCAGCTGCGTATAGTTCAAAGAAAGTATTTGTAGATACGGTTGGAGCAACCACACTTCCTGCTACAGACTGTGCAAAATCAGGTCTAAATGTTCCACCAGTAGTTGCATTAGATACAAACCATCCTTCAAGTTCAATTACATAGTTTTCTGCTGCAGTTCCAGTTGGAGTTACAGTTGTTGCAGTTACTACTGTTGCATAACCTGAAGTTTGAGATGTAGAAGAACTTTGAGTAAATGATTTATACTTGTATCCAATACTTTGTTGTGCATTACTAAATGTAAATCCAACTTGAAGTCCAGCTGCTGAACCAGATGCAGTTTTGGTCATTACATAAACCGCTCTAAACTTGTAGAGAGTATTTGCTAATAAAGTTGCAGTATCATTTGCGGCAGGGAAAACCGCTTCAAGTGTATTATTATTAGTTGCCTTTGTTCTATCAGATGCAATTCTTACAACTTCTGGTGATAGTAGTCCAACCCAAGCAGTTCCACTGTATCCCTGGAATTGTCCAATAGTGTTATTGAACAGAAGACCACCAGCAATTCTATTGATTGTTGCAATGTTTGTTGTTGGGTTTGGCTCATTTGGTAGAATTGCATATGGATTGGTAACCGATGTCCCAACTCTTGCAACTCCTAAGTCAAGAACTGCTCTTGGGGAGAACGTTCCATATCCAACTCCACTATCACCATGCATAGTGACAATGTTATCAAAGAATGCAGAACCGCCTCTATGAACTTGGAAAGATGGTATGTAAGCACCTGGTGGGAAATACATTCCAGTAGTTCCAATTCCTACACCTGTACATCCAATCGTCCCTACTGCAAACAATGAATGATCAAAAAGTTCATTATAATCTGTACCAATACCAACACCAGACGTTAATACACGTCCCCCATATCTTGCATCAATTGCTACGATTGGATTGTCTGTTCCAATACCAATCGAAGTAACACCAATTCTGTAGAATGTTGAAACACCAACACTATTGTTTAATTGAATTCCATTTAGAACATTTGGTAGTTGTATTTGCTGTGATGCTGAAGTAACAATACCAGCAACGATCAAATTACCACCAATATATGTGTCTCCAGTGATGGTCGATGTACCAACAACATGTAGTTTATATCCTGGATTTGTAATTCCCAGACCAAGATTTCCTTGGTATGTTAGGGACATTAATTCTTGATTGCCTTGCCCATAAACCCAGTTAAACCTACCAGTATTAATTCCTGCGCCACCAGCATGAATATAATGATTTACGTTTCCAGTGTCATTGTGTCTAATTTCAAATATTTTAGATGAATAACGAAGAACTGTAGAACTGTTACCAGCACCGATAGAACTACCAAGAGATAGTCTTGTTGCACCATCTTGGCTAATAATTTCAAATAATGATTCTGTTGGTTTAATAAACTGGTATTCTGATGATGGAATTGCAGTTCCAATACCAAAGCGACCATTATTTGCTAAGGTAAATAAAGTTCCACCAGTACCAACGTGGAGATATTCTGTAACTGTAGAAATTCCAGTTGTTGAAATAGATGATTTTAATTCAGTAACAGTTGTGACACCTGATACTAATACATTTCCTAATACACTAACTTTTGATGTTGGATTTGTCGTGCCTAATCCAATATTAGAAGATGCTGAAGGAATTAACGAAATATGATTTCTAGTTCCGTTTGTTTCTACTTTTAGCGGTCTATCATATGAATAAATGTTTTGATATCCATTATCAGATGGCCCTTCACCAATCAACATACCATCAGTTGCTGTATTTCCAGTTATTGTGGAAATAAATCTTGCGTATGAATTAAAGAAGGTTAATCCATCAATTAAGGAGGAATCTCCTGTTGTTCCAATAAAAGCTCTTCCAGCACCATCGATTGCAAATGGGCTACTATCTGGAGAACCAGAGTCTTCAACCAGTAATGAAAGTCCCGATCCAAGTTGAGTAATTCTTACAAGAGGTTGTGTTGTGTTTGCAAAGATTGAAGTAACACCAGTGATTCCTGCATCAACACCAACGAATTGCAATTGTCTAGTTGTTACAATTCCAGTTGCTTTTATATTACCTGTTGAATTAATTCCAACCCCTTGCTGAGAACCATCTGGATTTCCACCAATTTGCAAGGAAAAATTAGGATAAGTTGTAGCGATTCCAACATTACCAGATGCATAGATGCTTGTATATCCAAATCCAGGATCAACATCAACCCATTGTGATGTTGGTAGATTTAATAATTTTCCACCATCTCCATAATATGTTATAATACCAGAAGTGGTTGTAGCAGTAATAATACCAGTGCTGCTAAACGAAGATATACCTACTCTTAAATTTCCAATAGAAGTCGTTAATCCTGAAACGTATATATTTTCTACCCAAATATTCTTAATCGTTGCTAATCCAACAACTTTTGCAGTTCCTCTAACATCTAAAAATTCAGTCGGCACCGAAGTTCCGATGCCGACCAATCCATTTGGATTTACAACGAAATTATCATCATCAACCTGAACACCATTTTTAAAATTAAAAGACTTCCTGTAATTTGCCATCTTATATGGTTTTTAGTTATTTATCTGATAATTTTTGCTCAAGATCACCGACTCTTGCAGAAAGTTCTTTAACTGCTTCAACTAGAAGTGGAATAATCTTTTCATATCTAACAGCGAGATAACCATTGTCTCTTGTAGTTACTGCTTCAGGTAGAACCTCTAAGATTTCTTGTGCGATAACACCAACATCATTACCTTCTTTACCTGATTTCTCATTCCAAGTGTAAGTATTACCACTAATTGAAAGAACCTTAGCAAGAGGATCATCAATTGGGGTTATGTTATCTTTCAGTCTTTGGTCAGAAGTATAGAATGCAGTAATATCACCAGTTACATTTAGTTCTCCACTGATTGTAGTGTTGGTGCTGATTGAAACGCTGCTTCCAATCGAAGCATTGATAACTAGGTTTCCACCTCTTGTATCGATTGTTGTTGTTCCTGCAACACCAATTCTAATACCATCAATGTAAGCCTCTTCAAATGCTCCACCAACAGTACCAATATAAGCACCCTTATCAACATCAGGAATAATACCAGTGTTAATTGTAACAATATCATCGAGAGTTGATTTTCCATCAACTCCAAGACCACCGCTTACAACTAATGCACCAGTTGTCTTACTTGTAGATTCAGTAACATTGGTAATTTTAACAATTCCAGTAATTGAAGCACTGTTTCTAATTCTGACTTCTTTATTAAAGGTTACAGGTCCATCAAACTGTGATAGAACAGTTCCAGACTTGCCACCCTCAACTCTTAGACGCTCCTTAATTAGAACTTCATCAAAGATAACACTCAAACGACCACTTTCTTGTCCAGTGACAGTTGGTACTGGAACGTCAAAGGTAATTTCTTGCCCTGTTGCGGAACTAGATTTCTTATTACCAATATAGAAATCACCATCACTATTCATTCCAGTATATACAACAACACCAGCAGATCTCTTCTGAGATTGTGCTAAGAATGATTCTTTTTCTGTTAGTGATCTAACTTGTACTTGTGGGAGACCAGTTGAATAGTTACCAGGACCAAATCCAAGATATTCAAATGTATGACCAGATGCACGAATGATTGAAGGTCTTCTCAGTTCGATTGCTAGTGGTCTAATCTTTCTAGCGATCGATCCTGTATTATGAGTTTCTTTACTCGTTCCAAATACACCACGAATAACTACTAATTGATTATTTGAAGATCCAGTGAATTCTGATCCACTGATTCTCATGATTTCATTATCAACTTGAATATAAGAACCAAGTGGGAATCTAGTCAGAGTTGAAAGACCACAAATAGTAGATCCAGAAACTGTT